CCGTAGCGCACTTTTTAAAGCATCTTTATCCAACGCTATATAAATGTCTTGAACCTTGTTTGACACTAATTTTAACATTAAACTCTTAGATAAGGACTTACCTAAGATCGGGACAGCATTACGTTTAACAGCCATGGCATCGAAGACTCCTTCAACCAAGATGACGGGCTGGTCCCAGTTAATTAAATTCTCAAATCCTATTACATCCTTGGATGCAGGAGGATTCTTGTACTTAAAATAATTATTCTCAAAGGTCCTGCCAACAAAGAAGTTTAGCTGATTATTTTCATCGTATGAAGGTACGATGATCCTTCCAGCATAATCTCCGGTGGTGCAGTAGCCGATGTTATATTTTAAAAAGTCGTTCTCGGTAAGACCTCTTTTATAGAGGTAGTTCCTGATCTTGTTTGCAATGACGGAGGTACGGGTGGCGGTAGTCAATGCCTGAAATTCTTTGGGAAGTTCTACAAACGTGACTTCGTAGTCAGCTGTCTCTCCTTTCCTGACAAGTTTTAGAACCTGATTAGCTTCATCCTTACCTAGCTTCATCTGCCTTAGCAGAGACTTGATAGTCCTACCCCGGGCACTACAAACCCAGCACTCCCACGGATTCTCTCCCTTCTCGTTAGTACTCAGCTTGATCTCAAGCTTGGGTTTACGATGATTGCAGAACGGACAACTAAATGCATAGTTATCCCGGGCCCTCTTATTAGATTTCCCCAGTACATTCTCGATTGCGCTTAGCAGTATAGGATTCTCCATGCGGAGGCATTACATAGTTATAACCTTAATATAAGAACGAAACCGCTTGTAACCAACTTAATAGTCGATAAGCTTTATATCACCGTCGGCGGTTGCCATTACGTTGTTGTCATCTCCAAACATATCAACTTCTTGAGGATCAATGCCGGTTTGAACCAGCTCCTGCCTTGCACCGGTAAAGACCTTCTGAAGGTACGGGGATAGGTTTAAAAGTAGTTTCTTATCTCCTTCACTAAAGAACTCATCTAATATATGAACGTTCTTCTTAATTTCCTTAGAGTGTTCCTGAGAGACTGGTTGTAAGTTTTCGATTTGGTACCAGCCTCCTTTTTCCATCTCTACTGCCTTACCGATGTTTGCCAGGTATTTAAATTTTTTTCCCTGGGCTTTAACCATAGCCTGCATTTCGATGTCGTCTTGGGTGATTTTTACAAGGTACCCTTCTTTTGGTTGGTAACCGAATTCCGGTACAGGATTTGGTGCATTATAAACAACCCCTTGAGATCCTGCTCCTACATAAGTTGCTCCAGCTGCTTTAAAAGCATCTTTGATCTTAGAGTAAGTGCTCTCAGTAAGAAGTGCTTGGATTAGTTTCATATAAAATCTTTCCTGTAGAATTTACCTAATATGTTATCGTTGTAGTATAACTCGTTATTCTCAATGGCACCGTATTTAAATAAATATTTACACTCATAGTAGGTAAGCATCTTTTTACCGGTAGCAAGCTCTAGAATCTCTTTATGGAACTCTTCTTTAGGGAAGGTTCTGGTTAAAGATAAGAACTCTTTGTTGGATCCGTAGTAACTAGCCCAGTCACTTTCTTTGGTGACTAACTTGGTGATAGGCTTACGGCCAGGACCAGTCTGTTCGGAAATCTCTTTTTTGGTGAGCTTAACCTTCCGGGTAAAGTACATGACTTTCTTGCCGATATATTTTTTGTTGGTAGGGGTGTGGGTGATCTGGTAGATAAATCCGTAAGTGCCTTCCGGCATATCGGAAATTTTAGTGATCATCCTACCCTTGTAAGTCCAGGTAGGTTCTGTCATGATATTAAATATCTAGTGCGATAACAAAAGTCATATCCGTGTACCTGGATTTAGGTATCGGTTGACCTAGCTTAGCTACTGCTATGAGTTCGTTTGAATCGTTGTAAAGTCCTACCGTTGTGATGTAGGGCTGGAAGTAGCTCCCGGTTGCGAAGTTGTAAGTTTCTCCGTTGCTACCTGATTTGATGGAAGGGTTCTGAGAGTAGTTTAAACTACTTTCATTCACCCGGCAGCGGTACTGATGCTGGAAGATGGTGTGGGAGGCTTGCCAGTTTACATTAGTACCGTAACCAACAGAATTTTTTAACAAGGATACTAGTTGATCGGTTTTGCTGATAACGCCTACCCCGTGCGGGTAGAAAATATTACCTACGTTAGTACCTCCCCCTATAGTATAATCTACATTAGAGCTTGAAACAAAAAGTATCTCTACTGGCCCTATGTCAGTTGTTGGATCAGCAAACTCATAAACTGAGCTATCAGTTGTCATTACTCCTGTAGTTGCATCATAGATAATCCCTCGGCTATCAATCTCTTGTATCTGGGTAGAACTTACCAAGTAGAAAGGGCTTTTGATTGCTGATCCTTGCCATGACGCTGAGGCAAATGTATACTGTGCAGGAGGGGTAGTTGGATCTAAGGTGATTTGAGCGGAGCCGTCAAAACTTACAAACTGGGCTGATTCAGAATAGAAGGTTAGTACCGGGATTGTTAACGTGGTGTCGGTTGCAATTTGCAAATTCCCTTCTCCGTCGTCAGCAATAGTTATTGAACCCGTTCTAAAGGTAAAGCTTGAAGGCTTGATTGCTTCCCCAAATCTATCTCTTCGAATATCAACTACAAAGATGTCTGTGTTATCGATGAGAGTCAGGCTACGGGAGTAAAATAAAGTAGATTGGTTGTAGTTTTCAAAACTACCGCTTTCAACTGAAGAGCTAAAATTCGAATAATATAAATGATTTATAGAATCAAATACTAAGCTAGAGTATTGATTTTGTGTCTTTAAGGATGACGAAGAGAAAAGGGATGTTCTATCCCTAGTTCCGATATAGAACTCTACACCTGCACTCCCGCTGTCGCTGAAGTACGGTAAGGAAAATGATTTATGCGCAGTATAAGGTACTACGAATGCATCCTGCTTGTTTAGTCGTATAAATGCACTCATTCATTTAGAAATCAAGCTTGATTCTAATTAATGCTTCTTTAGTGAAGTCCTTTAGTAGGGGTCTTGATAGCTTTGCAACCGCTAGCAGTTCGTTGTTGTCATTGTACATACCAACTGAAGTGATGTAGCTCTGAGGTGCGTTTACCATATTACTGATCCTTAGATCTCCTGACCCGGTGACGTAAGAGGGGTTAGTGGAGTAGTTAAACTCACTGTTTCTTACCCTTGTAAATACAAACTGTGAAGATACTGTCTCTCGGTAATTAAGCTGGAATGCTGCTCCTGCCTTAATAGCATCGTAGAGCTTGGCCATGTTAGTAGCGGTGACGGCTGGGGCTGTGGTTCCTCTATTGATCGATAGTCCGATTCCGCCTTGAGCTGCTGATCCGCTTAATGCTAAACCGCTCAAAAGTATCGTACCGATATCTGGTAAGAAAAATCCGTAAGATCCTGATGCTAATGTAAAGCCTGTTGAGTTTACCACTGTAGTGGGAGTTCCGTTTGATCCGCTTACTACTTCAAAAACTCTTCCTGCATCATTGAATTGAATAGTAGATGTAGCTGCACTGTTGTCAGTAAGCTTAAGGGTGTTTGCGCCATTAGTAAGCGTTAGGTTGAAGGTTCCTGGTAATAGGGATTCTCTATACCTATCTCTGTCGATACTGATTGCGTAGAAGTAGTCGCTGGTAATACTACCTCCGAACTTAAATGAGCTCTCTTCATCACCTAATACCAATGTCCGGTATTGCCCGTAGACTGTTTTGGTTGGGGAGTAGCCCGGAACTGCGCTGTTATAGGGTGCGGTTCCTAGGCCAGCAGCGTCACCATAAGCTATTGCTAACTGTACTTCTGAGCCGTTGAGCTGTGATCCGGTCTGATAAATATCTAGGTAGTAGTTCCCGGAGGTGGAGGTGGGTTGGGTTGAGGAGGTGAAAAAAGTTGAAAGTATTGGAGTGTTTGTACTCCAAACTGGAGCTGATACTGGCTCAGCGCTTACTACTAAATCGTCAGCTTCGAATCTCTTAAATGACATATCTTATTAGTTTGATTTAGTGATGGTTACTGGAATGGTAAGTCTTGCTCCAGAATCTCTACCTATTAACGTGAGGGTAGTCTGTAGTTGAGTAGTAGTGCCAAACAATGTATTAACTGTTGTAGCTGAGAGATTAATTGAAGTACCGATCACTGTCTTAGATACATTAGTACCGAGAGTCGTGGTGGTGTTCAACCTGTTTGCTTCTTCAGTATTAATACCTACTCCGTTAAATGTTGCAAGAACTCTTACGTCTGCAATAGTGGCTGTGTAGCCACTTGGTTCAAAGGTTTGATTAGCTCCTAAGAAATTAAGAGTCTGAGGAGTAATTGCTAGAGAGGCTCCTTGCTTTAGCGTAATCGTAGAGTAGCCAATGTTGAGGACCGGTAGACGAGCTGTACCTCTAGGAAGAGTCACGAGCTTATACTTCATAATTTGAGTCTCATCCGGGAATGCTTCAAGTAGCGGCATATTCTCTATAGCCTCGCCGTAATACGAGGATCCTGAAGGATGAGTTACATTGTAAAGGGTGTAGTCGATTTCATCGTCAGATAGAGCGAATTGCGTGATCCTGAACGATCCATCGCCTCTTGCTAGAAGCTCTCTACCTTTCTTGGTTAGGATAGCATCTACTGTTACTACAGAGTTGTTTAAATATGCCATGTTTTAGTGGTTTATACTAATAAATATGTCTTTTATAAAATACCTTTGTTTTTAAGGTCGGAGATTATTCTTTCGTAGTTTGCTTTTAGTCTAGCAGAAGGGTATTCAGGGAATAATATTCCGTTACTCTGAGTTCCTCTTACTCTGTCAGTTTTCATTAATATCATATTACTGGAGGGGATGTACCTGCGAATGGCAAAGAAGTCCTTGTTGGCTGCTTTATTTGGTTTAGAGTCTAAAGTTATATAAAGAAGCTGTTCGGTGTTCTGTGAGGGTTCCTGTACGGCTGTTACTAGAAAAGTTCTAGCTTCATCGTTATTAAATTTAATTTCGTCACCGGGCTGGACCGTAAAAGGAAGGGTTACTGTGTTGAATCCTTGGTTTGCTGCAGTTGCGTTTCTTATTCCAATATATAAATTATCATATTTTGAAGAAAGACTAATACTGGCGGTTAAGGTAGTATTGGTTGCAGCACTTCCTGTAGCGAAGAAGAATCCTTGTCCGTTATCTGATTGAGCTACAAACGTTGATCCGGATGCAAAACTAGTTGCTTGGAAAGATCTTCCAAATAGTTGTAGGGTGTCTAGGTTTGAATCTCTAGGCTGTACTACTACCCGGACTACCGATCCGCTATTAAAATTACTAAAGTTGCTTTGAAGATCGATATCTCCAGACGGTGTGCCAAAAGTGTAGGTAGCTGTCTGCGCTGCTAAAGTAGATATCGTGTTTGAATTAAAAGTTCCGTCACTGCTAACCTCTATCCTATAATTCACTTGTGCTGCTACGAATCCGTAGCCGGTATCGTAGGCAGTTCCTTCATGTTCAATATAAGCTGAGAATTTTACCGGCTGTTGAGTATCTTGAGAAAATGAATACCTAGAGGTGCCTGTGTTGTAATTACTTAGGTCGTCTTTACTTTCGAGTGAAAAAGTAACGGCAGTTGTAACCGGGTATGAGGTTGATGGAGATTGAGTACCTGATCCTGATGCTGCGGCATCGTATGTCTGAAGACTATCATCAACATCGAACTCAAGCTGGTGTGAGGCGGAGTATGCTGGCTTTAGATACTGGGAGGCTGTATAGCTGTAGAGTATAGGTTCAATCCTTACTCCTGACCGTAGAACTTCATTCATCCCCAGTAGCTTTGCCTCTGTTCCTCCTATGGCTGCAGACTGTACTGATATTTCGAACTCAGAGTCTGAAGGGAACCCTTGCTGTAAGATCGGCAGGGCGGTGGGTGAGTCGGGGGTTGTTAGGTTTCCTAATTCGTCTACAATGTAAGATATTACAATAGCGTTGGCTTTGTTGTGCTCGGGTGAGAAGCCGGATATGTAATCAAATATACAGAAGTAGGGAGTGGTGTGCTCGATCACCGGGGTTTTACCGTAAGACTTATCCCCGTTTCTAAATTCATTAATGAACTGTCCAGTTAGCTGCTTACCTCCGTACCGGCCGCTGATTAGACCCGGGCTTGTGTGGAGGAGTTCTTGAACGTCCGCTCGCTCGGCTATATTGTTTCTTATTGCAACTATGTTTACAGGAATGTTTGGATTGGTAGAATAATCAACTTTTTGAACGTTAGCGGTGTTAGCTGGGGTAACGGCGTTGTTGAAGAGGGCGTTAAAGTCAGAGTTATCAAAGTTTTCCGAAGTAAAAGGTTCAAAGATAGTACTAACTACAGTTTGATCTGATCCGGAAATATTATTGCCACCGACTGTTACGTCAAAGATGTAGGAGTCGCTTAGTTCCTGCCTTCCAAAAATTGTATAGGTAAGAGTGGCGGACGGAGTAT